CATCTAACAGTTTTTCGTTTTGTTTTTGATGCCGTATTTCATCTAATGTCATTTCTTTCATTTCTCTCTCGCTTTCTTTAAAATGGCTCTTGCAAATTCTAATGCGGTGCTGGGGTATCTTGCATCTTCAAACNTTGGGCTGGCTATTTCTATTATTTCCTCATCAGTTAACTCACGCAACTTCAACGCTTCTATTTCAGCTTGTTGCTGACGAGAAGAACGTACTGCTTTAAACAATTCAATTAAATGCAGTTTTGAATCCAATTCTTGCAATTTATTAGCTAGTTCATTTGCTGACGAACAACAACATTGACTAGGTATTCTGTGGCATTTACTACAAAAAATATTTTGGTTCATTTCTCTTGTGCCTCCCATCCTTTATCCCAGCCTTTACTCCATGCGATACACCAAACATCATAAAATCCATTTAGCGGAAAGCCATCCCTATCAACTGCCCAAGCCTCAACATCTTTGCGTTTGATAAATGCCGCCCATGCTTTATCTCTGTCGGGGTTATTGATTTGAATATCATCAAATAGCCCTGTATCCATCTCTCGTATGTCTAATCGCTTCATTTCTTACTCCTCATTGTTCTACAATCTTGTTTTTCCTTCGGTGTGAAGTCAGGGCTTATCTCAGCTAACTCACAACCTTTGCGTATCTGGCGAGTCATAAAAAATCCTCCTTCGTATATTTCATCTTCAATAAATACTTTAGTTTACGCAATGCTTTCTTTTCAAGCGTATCAACTTGGCTTCTTGATATTCCTAATTCATCTGCAACTTCATGTTGTGTCATGCCGTCAGTCGTAATTTTTTCTAACATATTTTCTTTTCCCGATTCCGGCGATCCCTGCTTCATTCTTAACCTTTCGTGCTTCAATCATTTCATCTGCAAATTTATAACAGTCCTCTGCATCATCGCATGTAATCGACTTAAACATAGCAAAACAATCTCTTAAATCATCTGCATCAATCATAGTTCACCTCGCCCCCCAACAATAAGCTGCCCAAATTGTTTGCCTAGTTTTAGCGATTCTTCAGCAATTTTTTCGTTAACCATTTGGGTAACGTATGGACGAAAAACAGTATTCCATTTACGATTAAACATTTCTTCAAACCGTTTGTCTAACTGCCCCTCAATAGTTAAACCTGCATCGCATTGCTCTTCAGTTAATTTTGGGTCTTGCTCTGTCATTTCCAATATCCTTTTCCATTATGTTCACAATCTAATACTGCACAAAACTTTCTACATGTAAAGTTAGGCTTAGCGTTCCACACGTCGTTATCGTGTGATGCTTGTAACCTATCTGTTTCTTGAATCCATTTAAGCCACGATTCTGATTCAGTTTCTTTTTCATACGAGGCTTTAACGAAGTCGTTGGCAACCAAAAAGGCAAGCCCAGCTTTAACTTTTGTTATCTCGGGGAAGTGCTTAAACACAGCAAGTGCCATCAATTCAAGTTGCTTTACGTCAGCATACTGAGAACTCTTGCCTGTTTTATAGTCAACGATATGTGCAATGTTATCTTTAATTACAAGCAAGTCGGCTACGCCTCTAAACCAAACATCTTCCGCAAAGAAATCACATGGCTTTAATTCAGCCGTTAAACCCATTTTGTATTCGCATAACTTTTTACCCGGAATCATCTTCAACACATCTAATGCTGGCGTAATATATGCGAACTTTTCTGGTACAGCTACGTCATCTTTAATATAATCTTCCGCCGCTTTGTGCACGAGTGTGCCATATAGCATAGCTTCTGACTCAGGTTCAACGATATCTTTAAGGACACGCAGATGGTAATACTTGCGTGGGCATTGTTGGAACAAACTAATCGAGGAATAAGACCACTTAATTGTCATTTTTTGTATACCCACAAATAACTACGTTTTTGTCTACTTGCCCTGAATAACAGCCACAATAATTTTCACCGCTTGAACCTGCGCAAGAAATACCACTGTTGTGTGTATCCTGTGGGCACATTTCATCGTAAGGCATTAAACCTTCCGAGCCATAAGGATACACAGGTATTAGCCTAACATCACGAATAACATGTTCTTTATCAGTCATCCTAAGAAACGACCTTATAAACTCTTCGTCTTCTTCGTTATCGCAATCAAATATTTTTGCCATCACAACCCCCATTTTTCTATTGACATTTTGCGTCCGCAATCAGCGTAACTCTTACCAGCACCTATTTCACAAGCAAGAGGTAATGTTTTAGCCCAGCTCGGTCTCCAACTCATGCACTCATGTATATAGCGGATAGCTTCGTCTCGTTCTTCTTCGGGCACAACTGCCATGACCGCATCGTGAACTGTAAGTGCTACCTTGTAACGCTTGGCTATACGCAACATCTGCTCACCAATAATGCACCGTGCTAAAGCCTGACATAAGTTCTCGACTNCCTTCCCGCCATAAATTTTCACACGCCCACGTTTACTTCCGTAACTATAAGCATCATCTTCTTTCTTTAGATCGTTGTAACCTAAATAAAGTCCACTTGGTAATAAAAAACCTGATGCCGTAAGGCTAAGTGCTTGGGGTTGACACCCAACTTCACAAGTCTTTTTTTGTGCCATAGCGTCAAGGGAACGATTAGCTTCTTTCCACAACTCGGGGATTCTTGGGTAGGTTGCTCGGTATACATCAATAATTCTCTTCGCTTCTTGCTCCTCGATTTCCACGTCAAAAGTTTTGAGTTGTATAGCAAACTTTGTTGCACCCATGCCATAGCCTGCGCCGAGGATAACCGACTTGCCCACATGCCTTTCTGCATCCGTGATTTCTTCGACCGCTTTGTTGTAAATACTGCTCGCCATGATTTTGTAGACATCTTCTTTCCTTTCAAAGGCTTCCACGAGATCGTTCTGACCAGCAAGCCATGCTACCGTTCTCGCTTCAATTTGAGATGAGTCGGCGTCGACGAGTATGAATCCACGAGGGCTAGTAATGCTCGATTTAAGGAGTGATTTCCTTGGGAGATTTTGGAGATTAAGCTTGTCATCACCTCCCCATCGTCCTGTGTGTGCGGCGTAATATCGCAAGGGGACGGGCATCCTACCTCGAAGTGAGATATCAATAAATCTTTGCGTTCTTGTTTCTTCCAGCGTTGACTTTGTACCCAGTCTTGCACAGACGAGTGCTTGGACTCGTTCGTCGGGGTGTTCAGCGAGGGCTTTGAAACCTTCATCGTTTTTAGCGAAGGCAAATGTTTGTCGTCCATTGGCAGGGCTTTCTTTCATCGGTGGTTCGACACCTAAACTAATTAAAAGTTCAGCGAACTTAGGGTTTGACATTAGCGTATCTTTATCTGATATGCAAGCATCAAGTAATTTTTCTTTGCGGGCTTTGACATTAAACAAATGCTGTTCAAGGATGGGTGTGTCTAACCTTAGTATTGGCTCGGAAAACATTTTGATAGTCAAATCAATAAGCTTTAACTCCGACAATGAAAAGCGCTGTGCTAGAACATTGAATAGTTTGTATGTTAGCTCCACATCATTAGAACAATACCTACCGTATTGAAACAACTCAGCACTTGTAAAGTCTTCCAAGCGTTTACCTTTAGCATCCAATACTTCAGTGCCTTTAACTCCTAGGTTATATCGTTCGGCTAACTTTGCTAAACTATTTCCTGCATCTAGTCCGTCCGTTGCCCTTGCCATTGACAAGGTATCGAGCCATGCCAAAGGCTTAACCCCATATACCCAAGACAATATGGCACTATCAAACATAGAGTTGTGAGCGAGAACAAAAGAATTGCTAAAGTCATACCTATTAAAAACTGTAACCAAGTCATTGTTTTTTGCGTCAAACCATTCGGTTTCACCATCGTTCTCCTTAATAGATACACCTATAACTTGGAATCGTTCGTCACGGACGTATTCCTCCGTAGTCAATTTAGTTAAACTAAATTCTTGAGAGTAATACGTCTCCATATCTATTGTTATTATGTTCATTTGCTTTTATTTATTACCTATCCAAGGATATGGTTCAGTCAACGTAGTTGCATCAGCAAAACTAGCTTCACTACTTTTATCTTTCTTACCCATCTTCATGCCTTCAGTCAGCGTTGACATAACTTTGCCATTAAACTCGGCTTTGCGAATCTCTTTAATCTTATCAAAAATCATTCCCTTTTCCGTTTCAGTCATTGCATCTCTAAAGTAGTCGCTATAAATAAACTTCCACTTGTCGGTGGCAGTTGTGTAAAACTCTTCAGGATGGCTATCCATCCGGGCTAATACTAAATCGACTCCATTACTCATTTTTATTCCTTTCTAGGCTATAGTCTTGCAGTAGAACCAGTTCCCTGCTCTTTACTTAAAAATTCTGAAATTAGATTTATGTTTTCTTCATTGATTACGAATGTTATCCCTCCTGCTTTGGTTATCTCTCTTAGGTTTTTGGATTGCAATGCAGTCGGCTGATTGTTGCCTGACTTGGTTTCGATCGCAACGAACTTGGAATTTATACACGCAATGATATCGGGAACGCCTGACCTACCGTAGCCATGTGTAGCAGGAAAAAAGTAATATACTTTATGTGCGTCAAGAATTTTAGTGACGGCTTTCTTTACCTTAGACTCAGGTGTTGTCATGGTTTCGATTTCCTTTGTGTAATTTAATTCTTTACACAGTATAGTCTTAAACCAACAATAAGTCAAGAAATTTACTAAGGATAAACCCTAGCACGGACAAAATAAGGTTTTCTTATTTTGTCCAATAAAAAAGCCCTCTTGCGAGGGCTTAGTGGGTCTGTAGACGCAAGGATAAGTAGATTGCACACCTTGCTTGTGCTGATGGGGTCATGTGGCTTTCGCCGTTCTTAACCTACATCATACTAGGCAGAGATAAGAACATCATGTCAGTAAAACAAAAAGGAATACCATGAGTATTCCATCATAGTATATCACTCAACTACATAAGCAAAGTAATCTTTAAACTTAACGCCGATGGTTGTAACTACTTCTTGTTCTTTGAGAACTTTGAACACACCATACTTACTTTGCACTGCTTCGGGTAAAGCGTAGAAATTTGCGTATCGTTTAATATCATTTTCAGCGTAGTTTAAAACATAAAAACTGCCATCAGATAATTCTTGAACACCATAACCTTTGTTATCCTTGTGCATATTTTTGATATGTAAAATATCTTCTGCTACAGCACAATGCTTATGATGTTCTTCAACACCTTTTACAGTAGCTGGTTTAGTGGGTAACTTGACATAGGCATCGTTATTCTTTCTTGCTTTGTGTGCAAGCATGGCATAGTTAAAAGCTTCTTCGCTACTGTCCATATCCCATCTAACTGCGTTCCAGCTAGCAGAAAAGATGTTACGTATACCTTCTAATACTTTCTCGGCTATAAGAATAGCCGCTTCATCGTGTGCTCTAGCCATAAGAAGTTTTTTTGCTGTTCGGATCGCAACTTTAATATCTTTAGATGCTGTCGTCTCACGATGACCTCTAGACTTATTGATACGATGAGAAGTAACTTCGTATACTAAATCTTTATCGCCACCTCGATAACGCATATCGCACGATATAGAACCTAGCATCTCGCCACGCTCGTATACAAGAAGCATATCAATTACTCTTTGATAATTTGTTTTGTTATCCTCGGTTACTCCAATCATCTTGTTAGATATACATTCATTAGTAACAACAAAATTAATCATCGGCTTTACTAAAAATACTTGCATAGCAAATTCTTCTAGCTTGGCATACATAGGAAGCTTCCCTCGCTCTTCTACATTCAAACTTGAATCGTCATACTTAATCATACAACCCCCCCATTAAAAGTTAAACTTACTTAAAATTGCATCGACATCATTCTTAACAGATTCCCGTAGTGTTAAGTTGTCCCGTAGATTATCAGCATTTACATTCTTCATCCTATACTCAAGCATACGACGTGCATCTTCAAGCTTCTCGTCCTTCGTTAAGTTGAAGTGTGTTAGCAACCCAACCAACTCATTAGCGTTCTCGACTAGCGAGTCACGGAATACTCTAGGCTTGTGGTTTCCATCAACCATGTCGACTTCGAGTCGTTCACTCATACGAGTTAAGCAGTCGTGCAATCTACTCCATGCTTCTTGCATTGCGTTAGCAAGGCGTTGTTCGTAAGCACTACTACAACTCTCCAACACCTCACGCTTGGCTTCCTCGTTAATATCTATACGGAAGTCGCCACTTGTCGGCACAGGCATAAAGGTATAAGCAAAAGAAAACTTAGACCTAATCTTGTCAACGTCAGGGTATTCTGTTCTGTCGAATAGATTACCTAGTTGAAACGCAGCTGCACTAACTAAGTTCGGATATGCCTCGATAAACTTATCGACTAAAGCGTTGTAGTTTTCTTCCATTACGCTTAACTGTTTCTTGTATGCCATGAAGTTACTAACAGCCAATAAACGCAAGCCGTTGTCAGACCAAGCCAGAGTCTGAGAGTTATGCCAACCTCGAGCATTAGATGCGTATTTGGTAATCGTATCCAAGAACCCTGTGCCTGCTAAGAGATTCTTGTTGTAGTTACCTGCCCGAGTCTTAGTGTGTTTATCCACATCGACTTCGGCTGAAACCTTTTTATCTAACTTGCGAGCAGTCCAACCCTTGATTGACAACTCTACTAACATTGCAGATGATGATATTGAAATACTATTTTGCATGATAATTCCTTTTTGTTGTGGACAAAATAAGGTTTTCTTATTTTGTCTGTTGGTTATAACTTCTAATTAAAAGTTCTACTACTTGCGTATAGCTTAGTCTTATACTAAGCTCTTTAACAAGATTCGCTTTGATAACATCTAACTGCTCAACCGTTTCTTTGTTGATTGATACAGTTATCCGCCCATCAGATTTCCTACCTCGTGCGTCAGTCATTTATATCCTTTCATTTTTTCAGCGTAATTTAAAAACTTTTCCATTGCCAATGCTTCTTCTTTGGTTAAGTCGGTGCACACCACCTCTATCGTATCAGGGTAGGGGTGAGGGTAACTCTGCAATACAGCAGAGTGCCACTTTCTTGTAAACATAGTAGAAGCAATTACCTTAAACTTAAGACTCGACATGGATTACTTTTCCTTGAACAAGATTATTGTTAAAAGATTTATTACCCAATATGCACCACAACACAGGAGTCGGCGATATACTCTCCCAGTCTTTTGGTTTCTGTCTATCAATGTAACCATCTGTAAACATAACCAAACACTCAGGCGATATACTTCCGTCAACCAAGTATTTAGGCACAACCTCGGGGCTAGTGCCACCACCACCCCTTGCCCTCGTAACTTCTACTGCGTTGGCTACCTCGTTGCCTACATATATCTCATGCTTCTCAACGTCAGAGTCCCAATACAATAAGTGCATACACTCGGGTGATACCTCTTCACAGATAGACTTTACTTCGGACAAGAACTCAGGCAAGTCAGATATGCACGAGCCTGATACGTCGACGGCTACAACCATCGAACCTACCTTCTCGGAATAAGATGACGGCATAATAATATCCATGCCTATATATCTCTTGTGCAACCTACGCCAAGTTGTTTGGTCTTTGCCTTGCATGACTGACTTCACGAAATCACGCAATGCTTCACGCCAATTTATTTTTGGGGTAAGTAACTCTTTGATTTCGGGAGACACGTCTCCCTTCATCTTGCCTGCAAGAATAGAACCTTGACGCAAGGCATCTTCGATTTCTTTAGCCGATGCCTCGACCTCTTCCTCGCTTAGTTCTTCAGCACCGTCCCAGTCATGGTCATCGAATTGGTAGCCATCATTTCTGCCATCGCCATCCCCCTTACCAAAGCCCTCACCTAATTCTTTCTCGAGTATCTTAAACACTTGGGCAGAGTCCATGCCACGATACTTCTCGTCAAGCAAACCCATGCGTTCGCCGTTCTCGTCGGTAGGGAACTCGATGTCTTGATAGCGTGGGTCGTAATCATGCAGTTGTATATTGATAACATAATCACAAGCCATGTTCGCAAGTGTTGGGTTCTTCTTATACAAATGTTTCCACACAATCAAATGACGATAAGCCTTGTGCATATTCTCATGCAGTATAAGAAAAGCAAGTTGCTTATCGTTAAGCGACTCGATAAACTCTCGACCATACGCTACGCTCAAACCATTGGTCTTTGCAGTTGCAACCTTATCATCTACTGAAACCTTACCCACCATGAATAAGCCTGAGAACAAACAAAACTTCGGGTGTTTCATTAGTTGGATATGGCATCTCTCGATGCGTTGTTCGGCAGTTAGTTTAGCCATTGCACATTCTCCTTTTCTTCTTCGGCTTCAGCTTCAGCTTCAGTTAATTTCTCGTATGCTCGGAAGCCATCGACCAACGAACTAATTACTTTTAGTGTTTCTATTTCTGCTTCGCACGATGTCTCCACTAGCATAAACATAAGTATGGTAACAACCTCACCCACATCTAAATCGTGTTCAACAAATAACTCACCTACATCATGTCTAGCATTTCTTAGTTTGTCAGCCATAGCTTTTAGTTCTTTCTCGTTCATAGTTACTTCTCCTTAAAATAAATATTGGTTAACACGCATCCAATCAACAAATGATTGGCTCGTCAAAAATATCTTCTTCTTGTCGTCGTTGTTCATACCTGTCAAGCAGAAGATGGACTGCAACTCTTTTGGAGTTCGTTTCAAATACTCAAAGAACTTACCGATGGTTTGTCGGTCAACTCTTTGCACAGCACTAAAAGCAAGTAAACACAGAGCAGCAGGTGATGCAGGAACTTTAGCATTCTCGGGGTCTTTGATGATTGACTCCCATGTCGGCAATGAATCTGCTACCTCAACAAACGCCATCAAATCACGTGCTGCTGGAGCACCGATTGTTCCTTCGAGTGCCGTGACAATCACATTGGTTGTATTGCCTGCTCTAACTCTGAGAATGTTAGACGCTCGTTGTAAAGAGCGTGGTGAAACAAAGGACTTCTGTGCTTCTTTTGGATTGAAGATGTTCTTGTTACCACCTTGTCCTGCGTCAAGATACGATGCGAGATTCTGTGGGTTCTCACGAATCCATGCCAATATCTCAGGCACAATATCATTAGCGACAGCCCATGCACCCCATGAGTCTTTGTCAATAGAACCGTCGGCATTGAACCCTGCGTGTGGCTTCTTGACTTGAACTACAGTTAGTCGGTTGCGTGAGTGCGACTTCATATTGTCGCCTACACCATCACCTGTATAGTTACCTGCCGTTACAACTATGTCCTGCTCGTGCAGAGGGATACCCATAATCATGCGTGGGTTGTTAAGCATCGGATGCAACATATTCTGAACTGCTTGGTGAGCTTTGGTAAACTCGTCGATGAAGATAACCTTCGGCTCGTTGATATGGAACCCCCATTGCTCGTTCGGATAGATGCGAGTAGTCTTGGTGTTGTGGTCAGGAATCGGAATACCCAACTCGCCCAACTCGATGTTCGGCGCATCAATATAGATACCCATATACCCTGTGCGACGCACTATGTTCTTATACATTGAGGTTTTGCCAACTCCAGGTTCACCGATAAGATGAACTGTGCCTTCAGCACCAAGTGATACGATTAAATCTTCTGCTTCTTTGAGACTTGCAACTTTATTTAATAATACTTCTGACATAATATTTCCTTTTTGTTAATTAAGTTATGGACAAAATAAGATTGTCTGATTTTGTCGGTTAAATATACTTCTTGTTTGGGTCTTTGAAACCAACCCCTACTTCTGCTTCATTTGCTACGAACAACTCACTACTAAACTTATACTTCAACAACTCTGACCAATGCTTCACAAACAGTTCGGGTGGGCAAAGTAATTTTTGCCTGTTGTATGACCAATGCCCAATGACTGCACAAGCATATACTGCTAGAGAATACATTAGTTCTACATCGCCATTATTGAGCGAGTAATCCAACTTATCGAAAAACTTATCCCTCGACTCGCTAGGTTCATGCCGTCCGTCCCAACGTAACTCAAACCTACCCACTATACTATAAGAAAGACCTAAGTCATTTCTGACGGCATCGAACTCTTCCCTGTAAATGGAATTGTCCATACTGAGCATGACCCGACAATACTCACTAAAAGCTGAATACTTTAGACGCACAGCGTTCATAGCCTTGCGATTCATAGAATACTTTTGCTCTTTGACAGGATTCTCAACGAACATCCGACCTAGTTCATCAGGCACTAAGTTAACTCCAATATCTTTCCTATCCTTGTTGGTCTCGATGTAATACAGCTTGTTATCATGTCGTTGTCGCCAATACCATTTACCTTTAACGCTCTCAAGAATACCGAAGTCTCTAGTAGAGTAGTTGATAAAAGCCATAGTAGTCGGCGTATGCCACCCGAATGTGCGTATTGCAATCTTGCCATCAGGAAAATACTCGACACAGTTTGCTAAATGCCACAGGATACAAGAATAGGTTGTGACGTATTTGCCCAGAAAGCCATCTTCGACCACAATTTTGTTTTCTTGTATCTGATACCATTTGTAACGACGGATTGTGCCAAGAGGTCTGACATTGTCACTCCCACGAATAGGCGTTACGCTTTCGTAATGTTCCTTTGCTTTCGCATAGTTTGGTATCGAGGGTATACGGGCACGGTTGCCCATACCCCAACAAGTTGGAATGTAACCACTCATTTTATTCTCCCTTCTAAATAAGTTATAACCACGTTCAGGCGAGCAATCTCACGCTTGAACTCTTCTACTTTGTCATGCAAGTCCATGTATTTATTCTGCAATGCAATATAGTCGTCATGTAACTTGACGTATTCGGCAGTTACATAGTCACGGGCTGCTTTAACACTTTGATAAGTTTCAAGTGCTTGCTTTTCTTGCATTGCTTCTTCTTGATGGATTGATTTAGCTTGCTTTTGGTCATCGAACTGAAAATTAATTTGGTAGCCTTTCGCACCAGTTTTTTTCTTTCCATGACGCTTGTTACGCTTAGTCTGCAGCCCGTGCTTCTCACGCAATGCTTTAGTAAGGGTGACGATATAAGCCCTGCGATTTTGGTCGGTGTTGAAGTCAGCTAGCTTAAGCACCATCTGCTGTGGGTCATGCGTTCCACCGATAAACGCTTCTCTTACTGCTTTGGCAATTCCTTTATTTGGTAATGGCATTTTTAATACTCCTATTAAGTTTAAGTTTTACTACGGTTAAGTTAATTACTTGGACAAAGTTAGCTTTCCTTATTTTGTCCGTCATACTGCTGTCCTACATACAACTACTGCAACTACAACTGCCAATATAATCAACGGCATTGCAACCGTTAACATCTCACAACAAAACAGTTTCATGTCCGACATCTCGGCATCGGACTCGAACCACTCAGCATACTTCGCATCTTTGTATGCGTGAGAAGCAGACGAATAGGTTTTATTCGCATTGATAAAATCCTTGATGTCATCACCCTGATAGGGTGTGCTACGCTTAGTTTGTTTCATTTCATTCCTCACTCTCTGCCTTTAATTCAAGTTCAGCATAAAGTTTTCCTGCGATAAAACCTTCCACATATTTATCAGTTAACTCACGCAGTTTCAACGCTTCTCGCAGTTTCAACGCTTCTCGCAGTTCATCAATTTCTTCTTGCATCATCTGTTTAATCTTTGCGTTGGTAAAAATCTCTTCATCTTCAAACTTTTTGCATCGTTCAGCCCATGTTAGTATCATTCTTTGCATCTCAACCCCCCATTGCGTTAAGTTTGTCGAGCATCAACTCGATGGAATTTTTAGCTTGCCAAACTATGAGTCGGCTATGGTCGGCAACAATCCCACGCTTTGAGGCAAACTCTAACTGTGATTTGATTGCTTCTAAGTCCAGAGCGATTTTGCTTATACATTGCTCAAGCAATAGGCGTTGTTCAGGGTCGGATAGTGAGCCACTAAGTTCGTCGACTACCTCGTCGCTCTCGTGGGTGAATGTAGGTAAGCCAAGCTCTTTGGCTAGGTCTGTGTCACGTTGTGTCATACTGTAGTCCTTTTTGGGTTAGTGAAAAATAAATCTTTCGGGTCATTGATAAGCTGATATGCACCCTTGTTGTAGGGTATTGCTACGGTGAACTTACGCTCTTTGGCGATAACCTCGCCACAAGCTAGGCAACAGTTGAAGCCTAAGTTTTTCCTATCGCCTTCGTAATACTCGGTGCATTTGTCGCTACGCATTGCTGTGCAGAGGTATTTCATAATTGCTCTCCTTTGTTGGACAAAATAAGGTTTCCTAACATTGTCTGATTCCTTCGCATTACTTAGTTAGTATTAAAGGGTAAGTGATAAAGAATGCAGGTGCGTTCTCGACTGGCTGTTCAAAATTAACGACCATGTAATCAACGATGCCTTCTGCGTCGTATGTGTTGAAAATCCATTTGCCGTCTGCATCTTTGGCTTGGTGTGGGCGTAATGCGTTGATACGAGCATCAAGCTTGTCACGTTGTGTGGGAGTGAAGCGTTCGTGCATTAAAGCAGATGCACCTATTAAGCGATAGGTAAGAACTGCAGTAAGTGCAGTATTGTCGAGTGTTGTTTGATTGAACATGATTATCTCCAAGAGTAGAAAGAAACTTTAACGAATGAGCGAATGTCCTTACCGATACGCACGGGTTGGATTGAGATAGGTAGCCATAAAGGCAGTTTGAGTAAAAGCTTGAATAAAGTGCTGTTTGTTTTTACTAGCATGGTAAGACTCCTTTTTGTTGGACAAAATAAGAAAACCTTATTTTGTCTTTTGGTTGAAATTGATTACTTACTACAAAATACATTGTAACACAATCTCCTACATTTGTCAAGTGTTTGCCCGAGTTAAGCTATTGATTTGCAAGGGAATTATGCTTTGTTCTGTAATGTTCTTGGGCATGGAACAATATAAAAGGCTTGTAAGTGCTTGATTTTATTATATTATATTTATATATTATATATAATGTTCTAATGTTATATTGTTCAAAAAATTAAAAATCGAGAGTCAAATTTGGTTTGTGGTGCTTGCGTAGGGTGCGATGAAAACATCATGCGTAGACCGTCGTTCGATTTAGGAAAGTTAATTTTTGGCTTGGAACATTGCGAACAATAGAACTCTGCTTTAAAATCAATGACTTACAAGGAACATTATGCCGAACAATACACCCCAATTTAGAACAATGCACAGTAAAAATAATGCTTGACAAGCTCAAAAACGTATGATAGACTTTGTCATATGACAAAGCAGTTCAGAGAAAATCAAGCCCCCCAAGTTTGTCAGACTAAAGCGTCGCTTATGACCAGTTCCCTAAAAATTTTTAAATTTTTTTTAAAACCTCTTGACAGAAGCATAAAAAAAATGGATACTGCTTAGCAGTATCCACTAGATAAGGACAAAATACGAAAACCGTATTTTGTCTAATCATTAAACTACACTAGGCTCTTTAGGCTTATACATTTCAAGCATTTCAATAATCACATCAAGGTCTGAGTGATTAAAGCAATTACCTAATAACTCTTTGATAAGCTTATGTTTAGCTTTGAACCCTTCTTCAATAGCTTTTTCGTCTGCTTTCTTTTTAGCTTCGATAATGTCGAGAACTTTAACAGCTTGCTTCATATTATCCTTACCACCTTTAATGCTTAATTCCTGAGCTACTTTCTCTAGAACCTCGTAAGATTTAGACATTAAAACTTCTTTCTCTGCCTTAGCTTTCTCCCTACTTTCTGACTTGTTTTGTGCTTCTGTGGTAGGTTTTGTAGGCTTAGCTATACCATGCCTATCACCGACTTTAGACATAAACTCGGAGAAAGCAGTGTTTACGGTAGGGTTAAGCTTGGAGTCAGTAAGATACATAGCGATACTTTTTTTCTGAGCATATCCAGCCTTCCATGCAAGCGAACCTTGCTCATATAGGTAATAGTCTACTACCTTGACAGCTTCAAGCTTACCGTTTACTTCTTTAGTTGCTTCGATAACTACGGCGTTTTTAAAATCATCAATAGCTTTATCACTATCAATTTTAGACTGAGCGTAAGCCTGACCAATAGAATTAAACAATTCCTTTAAAACACTAGATAATACAGTTTTGTTTTCTGACATAATAAACCTTGTAAGTTAAGTTAATAAAAACTCGTTCGGTGTTTTGTTCGAGTGATTACAGTATCCTACAAAATCCTACACTTGTCAATACCTAACTGGACAAAATAAGGCTTCCTAACATTGTCCAATTAATACCTAATAGAATCAATAACTTAGCTAAGTAAAACTTATTCGATTACTTGGCAAGCCGAACGATATCCCCATACCCCTAAATCGACCCGTTAATGCTAGGATCTTGTTACACAATAAAATGCACAGTCAATATCAACTTTTCAAAATTACCCCCCACCCCCTTAGTTTATTAGGGTAAACCCGTAGTATCTCAATCTGCAAAATACCCCCCGGCATTGAACAGGGTCCCCTATATACCCCACATATATTTTTTAGTTGTGATACACTTATTCCAACTTAACCCACAAAAAGGTTATATGTCTGTGCAAATAGAACCGACAGCAGAGCATAAACTGCGTCCACGCCAACAAGATGCGTCTATGAAAGACGTGTCTGATCACGCCCGAGTAATGGGTAACACCGCCCTTTTACTGCAAGAACTCGGCGACAACAAAACAATTGACTTATCCCCTCAAGAAAACATGCAAGCTATTGAAATGTTTAGAAGATTAGGCAAAAAACCAGATAGTAAAGAGGAAGAAGCTAAAGTAAGGCAAGAAACAAAACAACCTGCAGTTGCTTTAGCTCTTGGAAAGTATCTAAGTGAATACGAGAAACAAGTAATCCAAGATAAAGTGCAGGTAAGAACGGTCGTTATGAACCGTTTGATGCAGATTTCTCAAGACGAGGATAGTAAAATAGCCTTAAAAGCACTTGAATTGCTCGGAAAAGCATCCGATTTGTTTACAGAACGCTCAGAAATTACCATTACACACCAAACTTCTGATGAATTAAAGATGGCATTGCGTGAAAAGATCAGGCTTTTGATGGAAATGAACACTATAGATGCCACACCTAAGTCCACAAAACTAGCAAATTCGCTTAATAATGATATTGTTGACGTAGAATCACATGACAGCAGCAACAGTTGAGCCCTTATCGAATATAGAGCTGGAACATTTAGAGTTAAATCTAGATAAATTAACCGATGCACAGATGCGGGCCCTTCTAGAACAGCTAGAAGTTACTGTAAATGCTAAACAAAAAGAAAATTGCCAAGAAAACTTTATGGATTTTGTGCATAAGGTATGGCCTAACTTCATTGACGGAGATCATCATGCCAAAATGGCTGCTGCTTTTGAAAAAGTTGCTCGTGGAGATTGTAAACGCCTTATCATTAATATGCCTCCACGTCATACAAAGTCTGAATTTGCTTCTTACTTATTACCTGCTTGGTTTTTGGGTAAGTTCCCAGAAAAGAAAGTCATACAAACATCACATACTGCAGAGCTTGCTGTCGGATTTGGACGAAAGGTTAGGAACCTCGTCGATTCAGATATCTATAAGTCTATATTCCCAGGCGTTGGACTTCAATCAGACAGTAAAGCTGCTGGAAGATGGGCCACCAACAAGAACGGAGACTATTTTGCTATCGGTATTGGCGGTGCTGTCACGGGGAAGGGCGCAGACATCCTCATTATTGATGACCCTCACTCGGAACAAGAAGCCACGCTAGCTGAGTCTAACCCAGAAGTCTACGACAAGGTCTACGAGTGGTATACGTCAGGTCCAAGACAGCGTCTGCAACCGGGCGGCTCTATTATTATAGTTATGACACGCTGGTCAAAGAAAGATTTGACTGGGCAAGTAATTAAAGCTGCGGCTCAAAGGTCAGGTGAAGAGTGGGAAGTTATTGAGTTTCCTGCAATTATGCCTTCGGGTTTACCCTTATGGCCTGAGTTTTGGAGTTTAAATGAGCTCTTAGCTCTACGGAATGAATTGCCTAGCGGCAAGTGGATGGCGCAGTACATGCAGCAGCCAACCTCAGATGTCAGTGCTATTATTAAAAGAGAGTGGTGGCAATGGTGGGACGACGAGAATCCACCAGAAATTACTTTCATTATTCAGTCTTGGGATACTGCGTTTCTTAAAACGGAGCGATCGGACTATTCAGCTTGTACGACGTGGGGCGTGTTTTATATAGTAAATCCGGTTACAAAGAAGGAAGATGCGAATATAATCTTGCTTAATAGCTTCAAAAAGCGTATGGAGTTTCCTGAACTTAAACAGCGAGCGGTTGAGGAGTGGAAAGAATGGGAGCCTGACTCAGTAATTATTGAGAAAAAAGCATCGGGTGCGCCACTTATTTTTGAACTCAGGCGCATGGGTATACCTGTACAAGAGGTTGAAGTAAACAGGGGTAACGACAAAGTAGCTAGATTGAATGCTGTTGCGGATGTATTTGCTAGTGGCAAAGTGTGGGTTCCGTACACGCACTGGGCTGAAGAAGTAGTTGAAGAGGTTGCGAGTTTCCCGTCAGGCGAGCATGATGACTTGGTGGACTCAACTTCTCAGGCGATAATGAGATTTAGACGTGGTGGGTTTATTGTGCTTGATACCGATGAACCAGATGATGTTATTTACTTTAAGTCTAATAGGAAAAAAGGATACTATTAATTATGGCAATAGATAAAGCACTATACGCAGCACCACAGGGTATCGCTGCAATTAACAATGATGAAGAGCCTGATTTAGAGATAACAATCGAAGACCCCGAAGCAGTAGAAGTTGACGCTGATGGTGAGCCTATCTTACGTATTGAGAAAGGCGAGGAAGAAGAAGGTTTTGATGATAACCTTGCTGAGTATTTAGATGATGGAACATTATCCCAGCTAGCAGAAGATTTACTAACTGATTTTGAAGACGACGTGGCATCTCGCAAAGACTGGATGCAGACTTATGTAGATGGCTTAGAACTTCTTGGTATGAAGATTGAGGAAAGAAGTGAGCCGTGGGAAGGTGCATGTGGTGTCTATCACCCACTATTAAGTGAAGCACTTGTTAAGTTCCAAGCTGAGATGATCATGGAAACTATGCCCCCAAGAGGTCCAGCTAAGATGGAGATCATTGGCAAAGAAACCCCTGAGAAGATGGATGCTGCACAACGTGTCGAGGATGACATGAACCATCAGATTATGGATGTCATGGTTGAGTATCGTGCAGAACATGAGCGGATGTTATGGGGCTTAGGTCTTTCAGGTAATGCGTTCAAAAAAGTATACGAGGACCCACACTTAGGTAGGCAGGTATCAATGTTCTGCCCTGCAGAAGATGTAGTTGTCCCGTACGGAGTGTCTAGTTTAGAAGCAAGCCCACGTGTTACGCATGTCATGCGCAAGACAGAGAATGAGTTAAGACGCTTACAGTATTCGGGTTTCTACTTAGATGTTGACTTAGGTGATCCAGCTAATACATTAGATGATGTTGAGAAACGCATCGCAGAACAAATGGGGTTCCGTGCTACTACAGACGATCGCTATAAGGTACTTGAGATGCACGTTGATCTTGATCTTGAAGGGTTTGAAGATGAAGAAGATGGCGAGCCAACTGGGCTTGCATTACCCTACATAGTCACTATTGAGAAAGGTACTAAAACAGTACTATCAATACGTAGAAATTGGAAGGAAGGCGATGAAAACAAACTTAAACGCAATCACTTTGTACATTACCCATACATTCCAGGTTTTGGTTTTTATGCTTTTGGTCTCATCCACCTTATTGGCGCTTTCGCTAAGTCTGGTACAAGTCTTATACGCCAGCTCGTGGATGCAGGAACATTATCCAATTTGCCTGGGGGCTTCAAAACACGTGGTTTGCGAGTTAAAGGGGATGACACACCTATAGCTCCGGGTGAGTTTAGGGATGTAGATGTACCAAGTGGTGCGATGAAAGATAACATCATGCCACTCCCATACAAGGAACCAAGCCAAGTTTTAATGGCATTATTGGGTCAAATTGTTGAAGATGGGCGCAGATTTGCTAATACTGCTGACTTACAAGTGTCGGATATGGGTTCTGCAGGGGCTCCAGTAGGCACAACTTTAGCTATTTTAGAGCGTACATTGAAGGTTATGACGGCTGTTCAGGCCCGAGTTCACTACTCAATGAAGCAAGAATTACGCCTGTTAAAGAACATTATTGAGGAAAATTGCCCTGAAGGTTATGATTATGAGCCAGAAATTGGCAATCGCAAAGCTAAAAAGTCTGATTATGCCCTAGTAACGGTTATCCCAGTCAGTGACCCTAACGCTGCAACAATGTCACAAAAAATTGTGCAATATCAAGCAGTTTTGCAATTAGCACAACAAGCACCTCAACTATACGATATGGCACAGTTACATCGCCAGATGTTGTCTGTTCTAGGTATTAAGAATGCTCAAAAACTTGTGATGCTTGAAGAGGACAAGAAGCCACAAGATCCTGTTACTGAGAATCAGAACATTATGATGGGCAAGCCAGTAAAAGCTTTCTTAGCCCAAGACCATGAATCACATATTGCAGTTCACATGGCAGCAGCACAAGATCCAAAAATACTTAGTTTATTGGAACAAAGCCCACAAGCAAAGGCAATCGAGGCTGCTCTAGCAGCACACGTTACAGAACATCTTGCTCTTGCGTACCGCAGGAAAATGGAACAGCTTATGGGTATGGAGTTACCAAGTAATCCAGATAATAAAGATGACGACGAGAATGAAATCCCTCGTGAGATGGAGGTTCGCATTTCACAACTAGCTGCACAAGCTGCGCAACAACTCTTGCAACAACATCAAGGTGAAGCACAGCAACAAAAAGCTCAGCAGATGCAACAAGATCCGCTTATCCAGTTACAACAACAAGAGTTACAACTTAAAGGTCAAGAAGTTGCGCTTAAGAAGAAACAGCAACAAATTGACGCTGCAGCTAAAGCCGATCAGCTTGCTATTGAGCGGGAGCGGATTGCATCGCAAGAACGCATTGCAGGTTTAAATGCAGGTATTAAAGTAGAAGATAGTAAACGTAAGCTCTCTGCACAACAACAATCAGAAGGGCTACGCATCGGTGTGGATATTGCTAAACACAAAGCAGATATGACACATCAAGATAAGCAGTTGTCGCAACAAGGGATGTTACAACTTAAACAATCCCAACAACCTAAAGAACAACCAGAGAAAGGCAAAGATAATAAATGAATCCATTAGATACTCTAGTACAACAACTAGATGAGAAGGTATATCAGCTACAAGAAGCATTGGCAGCTGAAAGAGTGGAGACTTTTGATGAGTATAGAAGAGTGTGTGGTGAGATACGGGGTCTGCTGACCGCACGTGGATATGCATTAGACCTTAAACAACTAATGGAGAAGTCAGATGACTAACCTGAATCAAGCAGTAGATTTAACGGCGCTTTTACACAAAAAAGCCGAAGAAAAGGCAACTCAGCTGCCTAGACCACAAGGATACAGAATCTTGTGTGCAATACCTGAAGCAGAAAAGAACTTTGATGGCTCTGAACTCGTTAAAGCAGACACAACGTTGCATTACGAGGAGCTATTAACAACAGTATTGTTCGTTGTTGACTTAGGACCGGACTGCTATAAAGATGAGAAAAAGTTCCCTACAGGGCCGTGGTGTCAGAAAGGCGACTTTGTCCTTGTGAGACCCAATGCTGGTACTAGATTGGTAATTCATGGGCGAGAGTTTCGTTTAATTAATGATGACAGTGTTGAAGCTGTTGTTGAAGACCCACGTGGAATTAGGAGAAAATAATGGACGAGTTTAAATTCCCTGACGAGCTTGAGCAGGAAAAAGTACAAGCTAAAGAAGAAGATGATGTTGATATTCAGATTGAAATCGAAGACGATACACCGCCTGAAGATAGGAATCAACGCCCTTTACCTAAAGAATTAGTAGAAAAACTTGAAGTTGATGAGCTAGATCAATATAGTAAAGAAGCGCAAGAAAAGCTCAAATCAATGAAAAAAGTTTGGCATGATGAGCGTCGTAGAGCTGATCAAGCAGAACGAGAGCGTCAAGCAGCTTTAGATTTAACTCAAAGATTGCATGAAGAAAACAAACGCTTAAAAACAACGTTATCTTCTGGTGAGAAAGAATATCTAACTACAGCTAAAAATGCTAGCGAGTTACAGGTTGAAGTGGCTAAACGTGCATATAAGGAAGCACTAGAGTCCGGAGATCCAGACCGCATAGTTGATGCTCAGGAAAAATTAAATGAGGCTAGCTTTAGATCAAACCAGATAAAAAACTACCGTCCTACTTTACAAGAAGAGGAAAATGAGGTACAAATACCACAAACGCAGCAAAAAACACAAGCCGATCCAAATTTCGACGAGTGGGCGAGCAGAAACCCTTGGTATGGAGCCAAGAAAAGTATGACTGCTTATGCGTTAGGTGTACACGAAGAGCTGGCTGATGAATATGGTCAAGCTTTTTTAGGTACCAAAAAGTATTATGAGCGGATTGACAAAACAATGCGCAAAGTTTTTCCAGAGTATTTTGTTCCTCTGGAAGGGCAAGAAGAGGAAGAAACTGAGCCACAAAAACCTCAGAGAAAGACAAGCACCGTAGTAGCTCCGGCAACCCGCAGCACCTCATCCAAAAACGTGAGGTTGAAAGTGTCCGAACAAGCTATAGCTAAAAGGCTAGGTTTGACAAATGAGCAATACGTCCGTGAAATGTTAAAATTAGAAAGCCAAAGATGAACGATACAAATAGACTTACCCGTGAACTAGAAACCCGTGAATTTGATGAGCGTCCTAAACAGTGGATGCCTCCTGAACTTCTCCCTGAGCCCGACAAACAGGCTGGGTATGCTCATCGGTGGATTCGTGTTTCAATGTTAAACAAGACTGACCCAAGAAATATCTCTGCCAAATACAGAGAAGGTTGGGAGCCTGTTACCGTTGAAGAACAACCTAAATTTAGACTGTTAGCCAGTGGAGAAGGTCGTTTTAAAGACCATATCGAGATTGGCGGATTATTACTTTGCAAAACTCCTGAAGAGTTTGTGGAACAACGTACGAAATACTACGATGGACAAACACAAGCGCAGACGGATGCTGTAGATAATAATCTTATGCGCCAAAGTGATCCTAGAATGCCGCTCTTTAAAGAGAATAAATCTAGTACCAGCTTTGGTAAAGGAATTTAACTTTTAATTGGAGATTTTTATGGCTGCATATCCTGCTGTATCAGCCCCATACGGGCTAAAACCCATAAATCTTATCGGTGGACAAGTTTTTTCTGGATCGACACGTAATTTTCCGATTCAGTATAACTATGGCACCGCTATTTATTATGGCGATTCTGTATCATTAACTGCTGGTTACGCTACATTAACAACTTACCCAGTTAACTCAACAAATACTACTGTTGGTGTTTTCTTAGGTTGTTACTATACTAACCCTACGACTAAGCAACGCTTATGGTCACAGTATTATCCCGGCAGTGTATTAGCTGGCGATATCACTGCGATTGTTGCTGATGATCCAGATGTATTAATGCAAGTAGCTGCGACAACTACTGCTGGTGGAACAACTATCGGTTCTTATTCTTCTATCCTCGTTGGTTCTAACGTGGTTGGCGGAACACAGACTGGTTCAGCTTCTACAGGTAATTCAAGCATGTCTACTGTTCCAACATCCTCTGCGGGTGCAACTACTGCTGGTTTCCGTGTTGTTCAGTTAATCCCTGACACACAGATTTCTACAGGATGTACTTATGTATCAGGCGGAGCCGCTTCAGCAACTTCTGTTGTTGTTTCAGGTTTAACTGTTGGTCAAGTATTGCCAATCGGTACAGACGTATTTAACTTAGTGAATGGTCAGCTGCAGTTTACTGGCGCAACACTCAGTTCAGCGTCAACTGTTACCACAACCGGAAATACAACTTTAACTGTTACTACAATCGCAACACAAGTAGCAGGTTCTGTCGTATTAGTTCAAACTCCTGAAGCTGTAGTTAAATACAACTTCGGTGTCCATCGTTACAACATAGCTTAAGGAGCAAATTAAATGGCTATTTCTCGTGCACAACTACTTAAAGAGCTCCTACCCGGTCTTAACGCCTTGTTTGGATTGGAGTATGCTCGCTACGGTGAAGAACATAAAGAGATTTACGAAACAGAAACCTCTGAGCGTTCTTTTGAAGAAGAAACAAAACTGTCAGGATTCTCAGCAGCTCCTGTCAAAAACGAAGGTCAAGCCTTACGTTATGACAATGCGCAAGAAGCTTGGACAGCTCGCTATAACCACGAAACTATTGCCCTTGGCTTTAGCTTGACTGAAGAGGCAATCGAGGACAACCTCTATGATTCTTTATCAGCTCGCTATACTAAAGGTCTAGCTCGTGCAATGGCTTATACCAAGCAGGTTAAAGCTGCTGCCGTTATTAATAACGGTTTTAACAATGGTTATGTTGGTGGTGACGGAGTATCTTTATTCTCTACTTCCCATCCATTGATTAATGGTTCGACCAATAGCAACACACCATCAACTCCTGCCGATTTGAACGAAACTTCGTTGGAAAACGCTGTTATTCAGATCGCTGCTTGGACTGATGAACGTGGATTGTTAATTGCTGCTAAGCCTAAGAAGTTAATTGTTCCTCCAGCATTACAGTTCGTTGCTACTCGTTTGTTAGATACAGAACTCCGTGTTGGTACAACTGATAACGATATTAACGCTATCAAGAACAATGGTTCTATCCCTGAAGGTTACACAATCAATCACTTCTTGACCGATACAAACGGTTGGTATTTGACTACTGATGTACCTAACGGTATGAAGCACTTCGTTCGTACTCCGCTTAAGAATGATATGGACGGCGATTTCGACACAGGTAACGTACGTTACAAGTCTCGTGAGCGTTATTCATTTGGATATTCTGATCCATTAGGGATGTACGGTTCCCCCGGTGCTTAATCAATAGCATCCGATAAGAACCCGCTCACAAGGCGGGTTTTTTTTATGCAAAAAAGATTGCACAAACTGTAAAAAGTAGTATGATTAAACTATGTGGGTAATTTAGCTTATTAAACCGCACCCAACGGACGATATACCGATTAATAGGCTTAACTTGTATATAGGAGAACTCTCATGGGTTTCGCTTCACACTTAGGTCCTTGGCTACTCGGAACCGTTAAAAACACTACTGGAACAACTGCTGGCTCAATCCGTAACATGGGTTCTACCATTGTTACACAAGAAGCTGCTGTTTCTTATCCAACAACTACAGGCACAGCATTTGTATTACCTGCCGGCGCTTTAATTACAGACGTTTTATTCTTCACAACTACTGCATTTACCACATCAGGTACATGTAAATTAACGATTGGCTCAACCGATATTACGGGTGCTTTAAACGTGGCAAGCNTTGGGGTTGCAACATTTGTGCCAACATCTGCCGGCGTACCGTTATACCTTAACGTAGGCTCAACCGATGCAATCGTGACATTTACAGCGGCGTATGGAGCAACAGCAGGNGCAGGAACAATTGTAATTCGTTACGTTGTTCAAGGTTCTGATGGTTCTGCTAATCCAAGCCAAGTCTAATTAATCTAGGGAGCTACGGCTCCCATTAACTTTAGGAGATTAATTATGGGTATGCAAACAGACGTAAAATCAGCGCATCTAAGTGTAGCTGGAACATTTTATGCTGGTCCAACTCGTGTAAAAGGTTTAATTATTTGCCCAACCGCTAGTACTGCCGCTACCATCCAACTTAAAGATGGCGGTTCATCAGGTGTTGTTTTGTTAGAAATTGACATAGCAAGTAACTCAAACCCAAATACATATACATTTGATATTCCGGGTGAAGGAATTAAATTTAACACTAGTGTTTATTTGGCGTTAAGCGCATCCATAACCGGCATTACTATTTTTTACGGATAATTAATGTGGCTACTAAGAAGAAAACCCCCAGCCTTGCAATTGGAAGAGGCGAAAAACTCCCGGTTTCTAAAGGGGCTGGACTTACTGCTAAGGGTCGCCAAAAATATAATGCAGCGACTGGGTCGAATTTAAAAGCTCCACAACCTGAAGGTGGTAGTAGAAAGAAGTCCTTTTGTTCTAGGATGTCAGGGATGCCCGGACCAATGAAAGATGAAAACGGCAAACCAACACGTAAAGCAGCAAGTTTAAAACGGTGGAAATGTTAATGGAATTGCAAATAACTGACCCGGAGATTGTGACAGCTAGAGAACTTGCTACTCACGCTAATGAACTTAAACATTTGCAGGATGATATGGATAAGCTTGTTAAAGATGTAGAAGAGTTAAAGACGGGCGTTAATGATATACGCCGAATGTTAGCCGAACAACAAGCGGAAAAAAAAACATACCATTATGTTGGCAATATAATTGCGGTTCTATTTGGTGGTGTATTAGTTGCAGCTTTTGAAAAATTTTGGAGATAATATGCCTAGTACAAGCAAAAAACAACATAATTTAATGGCAGCGGTAGCACATAATCCAGCCTTTGCCAAGAAAGTAGGAATCTCACAATCTGTGGGTAAAGATTTTAACGATGCCGATAAAGGCAAAACTTTTAAACAAGGTGGAACAATGGCTACTAAGAAGAAAATGGACCCAAAAATGATGTCTGCATTAATGGCTGCTAGACAACCTAAATTACCTGCTGCTGATGCTGCTGCCCCAGCTCCTATGGGCGCTGCTGGTATGATGCGCAAAGGCGGAGTGGCTAAGAAAATGGCTAGTGGTGGTATGGCTAAAGATGACACTAAACAAGATAAGAAATTGATCAAAAAAGCTTTTTCTATGCACGATAAGCAAGAGCATAAAGGCGAGAAAACAGATTTATCTAAGCTTAAAAAAGGCGGTATGGCAGCTAAGAAAATGGCTAAAGGTGGCATGGCTAAAGAATCAATGGGGCCAAAAACCATGTCAAAAGATGTTGAAAAAGGATCAAACAAGTTAACCAAGTTTGGTGAGTCTGCCGTACAAAAACGTGGGCATACTCGTGGAATGGAACCTAAGATGAAAGGAAAAACAGTATGAAACGCAAAACTAAACGATTTGATGAAGGCGGTGAAACAATAGACATGCGTGAAAACACAAGTCAGCCTACAGGCATTGATGAAGATGTACGCTCCCGTGCTATGAAATATATTCAATCTGGTAAAAAAGATGAAGAAACAGCTAAACCAGCACCTAAAGCTGTAGCTAAACCAGCACCTAAAGCTGAAACTAAATCTGAAGATAAAGAAAATCCAGAGATGGTTAAAAAAGCTTATGCGGACGCAGCAAAAATGAGTGCTAAAAACAAAGAAGCTTCTGAAGGTAAAGTTAATGGTAAATCCTTTTCAGAAACTGTAAAAGATAAACAAGCTGAGTTAGACAAAAACAAACCAAAAGCTGAAGAACCAAAAAAATCATTAGGTAAACGTATTAGAGAAGCATTAGGTTCTAAATATAAATCTGGTGGTTCAGTTAAATCATCAGCATCCAAACGTGGTGATGGTATTGCCCAACGTGGTAAGACCAGAGGCACTATGGTAATGTGTGGTGGTGGCATGGCAAAAGGTAAGAAAAAATGAGAGCCTCTCGTGGTATGGGTGATATAAACCCATCCAAAATGCCTGGCAGAAAGACTATCAAGCGGAAAGACAAGCCGCAAGATGTAGATATGTATGCTAAAGGTGGAGAGGTTTGGAACAAACCAAGACCTAAAAGTCTTGGTAAACCTAAAAAGTTAAGTGACGCTAAGAAAGCTAAAGCAAAAGCAATGGCAAAAGCAGCTGGTAGACCATATCCAAACCTAGTAGATAACATGAGAGCGGTTAAAAAATGACACCTGAAAACTATCCGGGTTGTGTAGTAATAGGAGCTTAAATGGCATACACGTCAGGAACCAGCGTATTTAATTTAGACCTCACTGAGTTAGCGGAAGAGGCTTTTGAGCGTTGTGGATCGCAATTACGTTCTGGTTATGACTTACGTACACTGCGTAGATCACTTAATTTATTGACGATTGATTGGGCTAATCGTGGTATCAATCTTTGGACTGTGGATGAAGTTAGCCTTCAATTAACAACGAATCAAGGCATTTATGCGGTGCCTGTAGATACAATTGATATACTTGACTTAGAAACTAGAACTAATAATGCTAGTACATCTAACCAAACTGACATTAACCTTAGCCGTATATCTGAATCTACTTACGCTACTATCCCTAACAAGCTTACAACTGGAAGACCTGTGCAGGTTTACTTTAATAGACAGTCTGGTAATGCTGATGTGTCTGAGTATTTGTTAAAAACAAGCATTAGCGCAACGGATACAACAATTACTCTAAAGACTGCAACAAACGCTAATATAGCTAACTTAAATTTACGTTCAACAGGTTTTATTCAGATTGGATCTGAGACTATTGCATATACAAACATTGTAGGGAATCAACTGCAAAACTGTTGGCGAGCTCAAAACAATACGATAGCATCTGCTCATACGACAGGCGATGCGATTGTGATTCAGTATCTACCATGTTTAAATCTTTGGCCGACCCCTGATGGTGGCGGTGGTCCTTACACACTTGTGTATTGGCGTATGCGTAGGATTCAAGATGCTGGTAACGGTGTTAATGTACAAGATGTTCCATTTAGGTTTATTAATTGTTTAGTTGCTGGATTATCTTATTTAATGAGTGTTAAAATTCAGGGAACAGACCCAGCTAGAGTTATGTTTTTAAAGCAAGAATACGAAGATCAATTTAATTTAGCGGCGCAAGAAGATAGAGAAACTGCCCCAGTACGTTGGGTGCCACGTAATTTGTTTTATTCGAGGTAGGGGGTAATATGGACGGAGTAATAGCAAAAGTAATACCTACAAGTCTTGGTGGTGCATTAGATGAAAGCACATTAAACCCATATCAAAAAAAACTTTTAGAACAACAAAAAGCACAAATGGGCATGAAAAAAGGCGGGAAAGTATCTTCAGCTTCAAAACGTGCAGATGGTTGCGCCATAAGAGGTAAGACTCGTGCCTAGTAATTTTGCATCAGGTAAACACTCGATTGCCGAATGTGATCGTTGCGGGCAACGCTTTAAGTTAAAAGATTTAAAAAAGCTTGTAATTAAGACTAAACAGGTCAGTATTAAAGTATGTAGAGAGTGTTGGGAACCAGATCAACCACAGTTGCAGTTAGGTATGTATCCTGTGAATGATCCACAGGCTGTAAGAGAGCCAAGACCGGACACGAGTTATTATGGTTCTGGTTTAACTGGATTGCAGATACTAAATGGTAATGGTACAAGTATTGATCAGAATGGTTATCCAGCTGATGGTAGCAGACAGATAGAGTGGGGATGGGCACCTGTAGGTGGTTCTTTTGGGTTTGATAGACGATTAACACCCAATTCTTTGATTGGAATTGGTACAATTAATAGTGTAACCGTAACAGTTAATTAAGGAGTTTAAAATGGGATATAAATCAGGCGCAGATGGCGTAACTAAATCAGGAAGAACTAAGGGTAAAAACCTTGGGGATTCCGGACCTACAGTTGGTATTCAATCTGCTAAAGGTTCTAAAGGAGCTAAAACAGTAACGGGCATGGAGATGCGTAAAGTTGGACGCAACATGGCTCGTGCTAACAACCAAAGGGGTAGATAATGGCTAAATTTTCAGACAAAAAAATGGGTAAAGAAGTTGGACAGGCTTCTGTTTATGCTAAACCACACACTATGGCTGGCGCATCTGTAACTGTTGAAGCAAATCCGGGTTCTGGACCGAATCGTAGCAAAGCCGAGGAATATGATATTTCTGTAGGCAATATTAGTAAGTCCGCTGGTAATGAGACTGTTAAAACTTCAGGTATTAAAATGCGTGGTACAGGAGCTGCTACAAAAGGATTAATGTCTAGAGGACCGATGGCATAATATGGAAAACTTTAACATATCTTTACAGTTATTAAACGATGTTCTTGGTTACTTGGGTACACGCCCGTACCAAGAAGTTGTAGGTTTAATTAATGCATTACAAGGTGAGTACCAAAAACAAACCATGTTAAATGCAATGCCTCCTAAAGAAGAAGAATGAACTACGTCCAGTTATATCAAGCTATACAAGACTATTCTGAGAATACGGAAGCGCTATTTATAGCGAACATTCCTGTGTTTGTTCAGCAAGCGGAAGAGCGTGTATTTAACACAATTAACTTCCCGTCTTTGCGTAGAAATGTAACTGGAAATCTATCTCAAGGTAATCAGTATTTGTCTTTACCAGATGATTGGCTGTCAACATATTCCATCGCTATTTATAGTTCTGATTACACCGTGCCGTATACGTATTTGCTTAACAAAGATGTTAACTTTATACGAGAAGCATATCCTTCGCCGAGCGTAGCAAATCAAGGAATACCAAAATATTATTCTATTTTTGGTCCAAACTACACAAATGCGTTAGAGTTAAGCTGTATTTTAGGTCCTACTCCTGATGCTAATTACAACGTAGAGCTTCATTATTTCTACTATCCACCATCTATTGTTCAGGGTATTATTACCTTGCTTGGCACCATTACTTTAGGTAGTGGCTATATACCCGGAAATTACGTAGAAGTTCCTTTGGTATACAACAGCTCAAACATTGGTGCGGGTAGTGGGGCTACAGCAAACATTACAGTTAATAGTAGTGGTCAGATTAGCTCCGTTACGATCACAAACGGTGGGCAATTCTATGCGGCAGGCGAAGTATTAACTGCAAGTAGTGGCTATTTAGGTTCTGCTGGTACAGGCTTTTACTTCCCAATTTCACAAGTCAGCAACGCAACAGGCACATCTTGGCTTGGCGATAACTTTAGCCCAGTACTTTTGTATGGATCTATGCGTGAAGCAATGCTCTTTACGAAGGGCGAACAAGATTTAGTAACTTATTACGAGCAAAAATATCAAGAAGCTCTTGGATTAGCCAAACGTCTTGGCGATGGTATGGAACGTGGCGACTTCTACAGAGATGGTCAAACTAAACTTGATGTAAGTGGTAAAGGCACATAATGTCAATTGTTCAAGGTCAGACTACATCGTTTAAAGTTAACCTCTTGAGTGGGTTAGAAAACTTTGCGGTAGGTACGCCATACACCTATAAATTAGCCTTGTATACAGCTAATGCTACATTAAACAATTCGACCACAACATACACATCCGTTGGTGAATCTTCGGGCGGGGATTATGTTGCTGGAGGTAAAGTTTTAACCATTACGTATCCACCAACAGGCGACACATCTAATAATGTTGCATGGATATCTTTTGCCAATTTAACATGGACTGGAAGCATTACAGCAAGGGGCGCTTTAATTTATAATAGCACTACCAATGCCACCTGTTTTGTGTTAAATTTTGGTAACGACATCAGTAGTACAAATAGTTTTACCGTGACTTTCCCGACACCGGGGTCAACCACAGCAGTTTTAACAATTTCTTAGGAGTAATTATGAGCAATGAAAAAGCAAATTTAGGCGACACATCAGTTGCCACAATCACTCGTGGAGCTGACTCTGGCGAGACTTTTGGTATCCAAGGATACTACAATGTTAAATGTTACGATAAAGACGGTAATCTAAAATGGGAAGATATTGCACCTAATTTAGTTACTGCTGTTGGTAAACAAGATCTGTTTAACTATTATTTTGGTGCTACATCAAACGGTGGTACAGCGTCAGGTTCTAACTATTTGGGTCTTTGTGGCGGTACAGCAACTTACACAGCTGCTGACACAATGGGTACACATACATGGACTGAAGTTGGTGGTACTAATGCTCCAGCATACACAGGTAACAGACAATCTCCTATTTGGACAACCGCAACAAGTTCAGGAACATCACCATCTAACGTAACATCTAAAACAGCTCCAGCATTGACATTTGCAATGACTTCTTCAGGCACTGTAAATGGATGTTTTATTAACTCTGGATCGGGTGCTTCTGCTACTAAAGATACAACAACAGGTACTTTGTATTCTGCTGGTAACTTCACAGGTGGTAGTAAAACTGTAGCAAACGGTGACTCTTTAGCGGTAACTTATACAACTACAGCAACTAGTTAATTAGGAGCTTAACATGGCTCTTGTCTTATTAGATAGAGTCCAACAAACAGGTACGGCTAACACTACCGTTAGCTTTACCTTGACTGGTACCGTGACAGGTTTTCAGTCATTTACTGTTGTTGGTAACGGTAACACCACATACTACAGTGCAACTGATGCAACAGGAAACTGGGAAGTAGGGTTAGGCACCTATTCAACAACCGGACCAACCCTTACTAGAACTACCATACTCAGCTCTTCAAATGCAGGAGCTGCGGTAACTTTTTCTGGGTCGGTTAACGTATTTGTTACATATCCAGCAGGTAAATCAGTCAACTTAGACGCATCAGGTAATGCTACAGGCTTAGGTACACCCGCTGCGTTTACTGCAACCAACGTAACAGGACTTCCATTAACGACAGGCGTGACAGGCACATTAGGTCTTGGTAACGGTGGTACAGGTCAAACCACTGCCCAAGCAGCGATAAACTCATTTGCAGGCGCAGTTACTTCAGGTAGTTATTTAAGAGGTAACGGTACGAATGTGGTGATGAGCACCATACAGGCGGGNGATGTTCCAACTTTAAACCAAAATACAACCGGTACAGCAGCAAACATTACTGCAACTAGCAACTCTACCTTAACAACATTAAGTGCATTAAGCTTACCAGGATCTCAGGTTAGTGGTAATATTTCAGGTAATGCTGCAAACGTAACAGGCACAGTTGCCGTAGCAAATGGTGGTACAGGTCTTACAACAGCCCCAACGAATGGTCAAATTGATATAGGTAGTACAGGTGTAGGCTTTGTAAGAACTACCATATCAGCAGGTACGGGCATTTCTGTAACTAACGCAGCTGGGTCTATCACCATTACTAACACAAGCCCATCAAGTGGCGGTACGGTAACATCGGTAACAGGCACATCTCCCGTTGCATCTTCAGGTGGTAATACACCAGCAATTAGCCTTTCTTCAGGCTATGGTGATACACAGAACCCATATGTTTCTAAAACAGCAAACTTCTTTTTAGCCGCACCGAATGGTCTAGCAGGCGTTCCAACATTTAGAGCAATCGTAGCTGCCGATATTCCAACACTTAACCAAAATACAACAGGAACAGCATCTAACGTAACAGGTACTGTGGCTCTTGGTAATGGTGGTTCAGGACAGACAACTGCACAAGCGGCAATGAACACTTTTGCTGGCGCTGTAACAAGTGGCTCTTATTTGCGTGGTAATGGTACAAACGTAGTCATGTCTGCAATTCAAGCAGGTGATGTTCCAACTTTAAACCAGAATACAACAGGCTCTGCTGGATCGGTTGCCAATGCCGTTACATTTAACAATGCTGGTACAGGAGCTGCATCGGGCACGACATACAACGGTTCAGGTGCGGTTACTATTTCTTACAATACTATCGGTGCTCAAGTAGCTGGCTCATACTCACCTCTAGCTGGGTCATCTAGTTTAACGACTACAGGTACTGTTACTTCAGGAACTTGGTCAGCATCTTTTGGAGCCGTATCAGGAGCAAACTTAACTAACCTTACAGGCGCAAACGTAACAGGTACTGTGGCTAATGCTACTAATGCAACAAATGCAAGTAATTTAACCGGCGGAAATATAACCGGAAACATGATTGTTGGTAACGCAACTTCACCAAATACATATTATTTGCAGTTTGGAGATAACACGGGTTGGGTATATCGGTTTATGACTAGTGTATCAGGTACTCCAACAACTAGATTTAGTTTTGTTGATAATGGTAGTTTTACAGCTGTTGGTTCAATTACAGGGTCTTCATTCTCAGGAGCGGGTACAGGTCTAACAGGCACAGCATCTAGTTTATCTATTGGCGGTAATGCCGCCACAGCTACTTCAGCCACATCCGCAACTTCAGCAGGCTCAGTAACAAATAGTGTTACTTTTAACAATGGCGGTGCTGGAGCAGTATCAGGCACAACATATAACGGTAGCGCAGCACAAACAATTTCTTATAATACAGTTGGAGCATCCCCATTAGCAGGTTCTTCTAGTTTAACAACTACTGGAACAGTAACGTCTGGTACATGGTCTGCGTCATTTGGGGCAGTTTCTGGAGCTAACTTAACTAACCTTACAGGTGCTAACGTAACAGGTACTGTGGCAAGTGCAACTTCAGCTACATCTGCAACTAATGCGACTAACGTAGGTAACACTACAACAACTTCAGCAAGTACTTTTTACCCTGCGTTTATGGGGGCTAATACTACATCTAACCAAGGTACAAATACAAACGCTTCATTAACCTATGTACCTTCTACTGGAGTGCTAACTGCTGTATCACATGTTTCAAGTTCTGATGAAAGATTAAAAGAAAACTGGGATGCTTTACCTATTAATTTTGTTTTAGAATTAGCCCAAGTAAAACACGGTACTTATGACCGTATTAGTAACAACAATCGTGAAGTTGGAGTATCAGCCCAATCATTTAAAAAAGTTTTAGCAGAAGCTGTTGTTAGAGACGAATTTGGGTTTTTAAGTGTAAATTACGGTAACGCAGCGTTAGTATCAGCTATTCAATTAGCTAAAGAAATTGTCGAACTACGTAAAGAAATAGAATTATTAAAGGCTAGATAATGTTTGGATACGCTGCCTTTGCCAAACCTGCATTTGCCGACTTAGGTACTACTGCTACTAATGTTTTTATTTCAGAGAACATTATTTTAAGCGATTCTGAATCAGTAGTTACATCTTTTGTAGGTGTAGTTAGTGAGGCACTAACCTTAGCAGATCCTTCTTCGGTAACAACAGCGTTTGTGTCGGCGGTTACGGAAGCATTAACCTCAGCAGACTCTCCAATTACTACAGCATCATTTATATCCGCAATCAGCGAAGCATTAACCTCAGCAGACTCTCCAATTGGTAAAGGTAACTTTGTATCTGCATTGACAGAGGCATTAACATCCGCTGATTCTCGATCTGTTATTGCATCATTTGTTGCCGCTGTTGTTGAAGCCACTATTACCGAAGTAGATATTGAGTCTGTTGTAGCTACGTTTATTACCACCGTTACAGAAGGTTTGACAGCAGGAGATTCAAGCACACCGCTAAGAACACAATTCTCTACCATTAGTGAGGGTGTTCAGGTATTGGATGCCGAAAGCGTTGTTACTGCCTTTGTTGCGGCTATTGTCGAGGCTACGATAACAGAGATAGATATTGAATCTGTAGTTGCCACATTCATCACGTATGTAACAGAAAACTTAACCTCTGCTGATTCTTCAGTTGCTCCGGGTAATTACCTACGAAATGTTTCAGAGAATATAACATCTAACGATACACCAACAACACTAGCTAATTTTAAAGGTGTTGTATCAGAAGACGTAACCGTGGCTGACTTAGAATCTGTAATTACTTCATTTGTATCGAGTATTGCCGAAAATCTACAAGCCGCAGACTTATCTTCAAGTATTTTAGCGTTTGTTGCCCAGATCACAGAAGGTTTAAATGCGGCAGATCAAAGCACCGTAATAGCAACTTTTGTACGAAGTATTACCGAAAACATGAACCCAGCCGATGCTGCAACTGTTAAAGCATCTTTTGTTGCGTCTGGTATAGAAAATATTAACCCTATGGATTTGCCAATAGGCTGGGCTTGGATTAGAATTAACGATAGTGAAACAACCAATTGGGTATTAATAGATAATAGGCAATAATCATGGCACTGCAATTAGCTGATCGTGTACAGGAAACCGCAACCGCAAACACTACGGTAAGCTTCACTTTGACTGGAGCTGTAGTTGGCTACCAATCGTTTGCCAATGCCATTACTAGTGGAAACACGACTTATTATGGCGCTACCGATGGCGTAAACTGGGAAGTAGGTCTTGGGACTTTTACTACAGGAACCCTAACTAGAACAACGATTTACGAGTCTTCTAACTCTAATACGGCTGTTTCTTCATTCGCTAACCCTGTTTTAGTTTTTATTGATTTGCCAGCAGAGGCAATAACAAATGGTGTTGCGGCAGGTTCAAATACTCAAGTTCAGTATAATAATGGAGGAAATCTTGCGGGTAACGCTAATTTCACCTATACTGGTACTGATGTTAACGTGCCATTTGGTACTTCTAATTCTGCATCACCTATTTCCCGTGTAGCTTTAGCAATTTCTATGATGAGTTAATATGCCACAAAATTGGATTTCCTCACAAGCGGCAAACGTCACCACAATCACTACGGTGTATAACCCAACTACGGCTGGAGTGCAAGCTACAATGATTGGGTGTTTGTTGGCAAATACAACAACAAATCCAGTAACTGCATCGGTAACTTTAGTGAACTCAGGTGCTACTGTAACGACTAATATTGTTAAAAACGTCATTATTCCTGTAGGAACGGCTTTAAGTATTTTGGTGGAAGGTAGTAGGGTGAATGTGCCACAAAACTATGCAGTTCAAGTGGTTGCTAGTGGTGCTACGGATGTAACAGTATCTGCGGTGGAGGTAAGCTAATGTCAGCATATATTGGAACTCC